TGGAGCCAATCTACGCCGCTCGCTCGGCTGCTTGGTTCTGGTCAACCAACAAGTGCAACGTCTTTGCCGACGCCGAGGACATCGAGGGCCTGACCAGACGGATCAACGGGGGCCTGATCGGGCTTGAGGACCGCAAGAAGCGCTACGCCAGTGCGATGCGTTCCTTTTCTGCCGGTTAAGTGAGAAAATGGCGGGAAACTTGCTCAAAAGTGACAAATTCACGGCTGAGACTTAAAATTCAAGCCGTAAAAGAAAGGCATCTGGAATGACGACTGCAAGTGTGATGACCTACGACAGCTTGGTCGAAAACGTCCAGTCCTATCTGGAGCGTACCGACACAGCCACCATCGAAAAGATCCCGCTGTTCATTATGCTGGCGGAGCAGACCATTGCTTCCCAGATCAAGTTCTTGGGCAACCTGACGGTGCAAACCAGCACCATGACCCCAAACCAGAACGTGATCGACAAACCCGCTCGGTGGCACAAGACGGTCTCCATGAACATCACCGTCGCCGGGAAGCGCTACCCCGTTCTGATTCGCCGGTACGAGTACCTGCGGGAATACTGGCCCGACCCCACAGCGACAGACGTCCCCAAGTTCTACTGCGACTACGACTACACCCACTGGATGGTGGCTCCGACGCCGGATGTCGCCTACAACTTCGAGGTGCTCTACTACGAGCGCCTTCAGCCTCTGGACTCTTCCAATCAAACCAACTGGTTCACTGTCTACGCACCTCAGGCGCTCTTGTACGGCACTCTCTTGCAGGCCATGCCTTTCCTCAAGAACGACGACCGTGTGCAGTTGTGGCAGGCGCTGTATCAGCAATCAATGGACGTTTTGGTGGCAGAAGACAGACTTCGTGTGGCCGACCGTCAGGCCGTGGCCGTAGACAGCTAAGGATCAATCATGAGTTACAACAGCCCCTTCACGGGAAACGTCATTCAGCCAACGGACGTTGCGTACCGTTCTGTCACCCTTGCGGCCAACACTCAACTGCAGTGGCCGATCAATGGAAACGAGACCGATGACTATGTTGCTCGGATCATGGACGTCACGGCGTCCTCGGCTGGTCTTTCCCTGTTCATGCCCCCGGCCAATCAGGCCTCGGTAGGTAACGACTCCCTGATCCGTAACGTGGGGGCCAACACCTTCACGGTGAAGACTTTTAACGGGGTTGGAACGATCATCACAATCGCCCCCGGTGAGGCCAAGTACGTCTACATCAAGACAAACCCCAACGAGCAGGGCACATGGGGCAACATCGCTTTCGGAACGGGTACATCTTCCGCTGACGCTGCAAGCCTTGCTGGCGCTGGTTTATTGGCCTCTGGCTCTACGCTGAACCAAAGTCACCCTGTTGGCTCTGTAATTGCTGGTTACACCTTCCTGACGACCGACAGGGCCAAGGCAATGATCTGGTCTGGTGGCACTACTTCGGTGACCCTTCCATTGGCGACCACGACCGGTGATAACTGGTTTGTGCTGTTCAAGAACAACGGAACCGGCACGGTTACTGTTGGCACAACCAGCGGCCAAGTGATTGATGGTGCAGTAACCAAGTCTTTTGATCCGGGTGAGTCGGCTTTTATCGTCTCCACCGGCACGGAGTACATCACTGTCGGTTACGGCGTGAGCACTCAGTTTGAGTTTGGCGTCTTGACCAAGCCGGTTGTTTCTGGGACTTACACCCTGACCGCCAGCGAAGCTGCGAACACGATTCAGATCTACACCGGAACACTGACAGGCAACGTTACGATCATCGTTCCTCCAGTGGTGAACCTGTACGTGATCTCTAACCAGTGCTCTGCTGGGGCATTCACCCTGACGATCACTACTGGCGCAAGCGGGGCGAGCAATGCAACAGTCCCGGCTTCCGGTCAGGCAACCTTGATCTGTGATGCCACGAACATTTTGAACGCCAACACTACCCAAGCTGGCGGTACGGCCATCAGTCTGGTCAACGGCTCCGCCTCTTCTCCATCTTTGAATTTCGGCTCTGAGACCAACACCGGCATCTACCGTCCCGGCGCTGGCCGCTTTGGCATCTCAATTCTTGGCAACCAAGTCGTCGATGTGGATGCGAACGGAATTGATGTCACCGGTACTGGAAACTTCACAGCAGGCATTTCTGGCGGAGCATTCTGATGACAAAAAAGGTTTTCGCCCTCGACACAAAGCCCGGAATCCAGCGGGACGGAACCTTGTTTGACAAAGAGATGTATGTCGATGGTCAGTGGGTTCGGTTTCAGCGTGGACGCCCTCGTAAGATGGGCGGCTACCGACAGATCACCGATTCACTCGCAGGCCCCTCACGGGGCATTTTCGTTGTTCCACGCAGCAACTTCAACAACGTATACAACGGCCATGCAAACGGCCTGCAGGTGATCCCTGTTGACAGCAATGGCGTGGGTTCGGGGATCACCGACTACACCTTTGGCGGGTCTTTGTTGACCGTCAACGCCCTTGTTGGGGGTTCCGGCTACGCCAATGCCACCTACACTGCTGTCAATCTGTCCTATGTGACCTCGGGTTCCGGATCTGGCGCAACGGCCACTATCGTCGTTTCTGGCGGCGCTGTGACCTCGGTGACGATCACTGGGGGTGGCTACGGCTACAACCAGTACGAGAAGCTCACCGCCACCGCTGCACAGCTTGGCGGGTCTGGCTCTGGCTTTTCCATTCAAGTCCAAACAACAGCTTCTGCTTTTGTGCCATCGGACGAAAATCTCTGGCAGTTCGACACGTTCACCGACTCCTCTGGATCTGGGAATAACCTTCTGCTGGCTCACCCCTCCAGAGACCTGAACGACATCGACAGCGAGACCAACTCACGTCTTTTGGCTGGCCCCATCAACGGCACGAACATGAACCCTGTGGGGGTTTTTACGGAAGTCGGAGCCACGACAAACACATCCCCAAACGTCACCCTTGCGTCCGCAAACCTCAACATTGGCCCCGGCCAGCTCGTGACAGGCCCCGGAATCCCTGCCGACACCCGGGTGCAGTCCATATCCCTGACCGCTCTGGTGCTGACCAAGAGCGCCACGGCAACATCGGCAGCGGCCACCTTGACGTTTGACAACGAGGTCTTGATCTCTGGCGGTGTGGTGTCCCTGCACCCCTACGTCTTCGTCTACGGGAACGATGGTCTGATCCGAAACTGCGCTTCTGGAAATCTGGATGACTGGGTCTCGGCTGAAGCCAACGCTGTCAACATGTCCACCGGCAAGATTGTTCAGGGCTTCCCTGTCCGTGGTGGCTCCAACGCTCCTTCTGGGCTGTTTTGGAGCCTTGACAGCCTGATCCGTGTGTCCTTTGCCCCCACCACTCTGGGTATAGGCGGTACGGCTAACTTCGCAGCTCCCACTTTCTGGCGCTACGACATCATCTCCAGCCAGTCTTCCATGCTTTCGAGCCAGTCTGTGATTGAGTACGACGGCATCTACTACTGGTGCGGAGTGGATCGCTTCTTGCTGTACAACGGTGTTGTGAAGGAGATCCCCAACTCCATGAACCAGAACTGGTTCTTCGACAATCTGAACTACACCCAGCGTCAAAAGGTCTACGCCACCAAAGTCCCCCGTTTCGGTGAGATCTGGTGGTTCTACCCTCGCGGGGACTCCGAAGAGTGCAACGACGCCATCGTCTACAACGTCCGCGAGAACGTTTGGTACGACGCCGGACAGGCCTTGGGTGCCCGTCGCTCTGCTGGGTACTTCTCACAGGTTTTCCGCTTCCCCGTCAATGGGGGTGTCGAGATCAACGCTGTGGGTGGACTGTTCACTGGGTCGATCACTAACGCTGGCTCTGGCTACACCAACGGGACTTACTCGTATATACCCCTCACAGGAGGCTCAGGATCGGGCGCTACGGCCACGATCACGGTCACTGGAGGGGTAGTGACGTCTATCGTCATAAACAGCCGTGGAACGGGTTATGTCGTTGGCAACACCCTGACAGCCACTTTTGGGTCTGGCTCGAACTTTCAGTTCACCGTGGACTCAACCATCAACTTTGTAAGCCTGTGGCAGCACGAAGTTGGGACGGACGAGGTGAGATTCACCCAAGCCAACGCGATTGAGGCGTTCATCGAGACCAGCGACCTCGGCTGGGTGGCTGGTGGCCCGTCTCAGCCCTCCCCTATGGGTGAGAACCGCTGGTTGCACCTTGAGCGTTTGGAGCCGGATTTCATCCAAAGCGGGACGATGGAGCTGTTCATCACTGGTCGACCCTTCGCTCAGGCTGAAGATAAAACGACTGGCCCCTATCCTTTTGAGCCGGGAACAACGAAAATTGACCTTAGAGAGCAAAGACGGGAACTGAGGTTGAGGTTCGTGTCCAACATTGCTGGCGGCACCTTCCAGATGGGTAAAGTGATCGTCAACGCAGATCTTGGGGATGTTCGTGGCTACAGCACCTAATTTGCAGAATGCTCTGGTCTATGACCCGAGGTACATGGAGTTCGATCACTGGGCGTCGCTCCTGTG